AAGAAATGTAAAGAAAATGGAATTAATTTAATTATTGTTCCTTATACAGTAAAACATAAAGACATTGAACATTTTATATACAAAGAAGCAAAACAATTAGGTTATAAAGTTTAATTAATTTTTATTATTAAAATTAATTAAATTATTTATTTAATAAGAGCCAGCACAATTTGCTGGATCATCTCCGCAACCGCCCATCATATTTCTCAACATCTTACCACGATGGTCAGCCTTTAAATGATGTTTTACATATTGAGATTGATACATATTATGATTTCTATTTTGTATACGATTCTGAATATTTTTATATAGATCTTCGTCTTGTCTCTTTCTAATCCATAAAGGTCTAGCAATAGTACCTGAACCACCTGCTACAATACCTTCACCTTGTCCAGCGCTTTCTCTAAATCTTTCAATGTTAAAGCCTTGAGAAGGAGATGGACAAGCGCAAGGTTTTCTCATCATCAAGAAGTAGAGCGCAACTACTAATAAAGCAATAATAATCATATGTTCTTGTTCCATATTTATTTTTTAATAAGAACTCAAGAAAAAAATTATTTTTTAAATTTTACTAATTTAAAAAATATGTTAAATGGATTTTGATGACAGTGAATTTGATAATTTTATTCAAATCGGTAAAGGAAGTTATGGAACCGTATTTGGAAACCAAAACAAAGTTTTTAAACTTATGAACTTAATAATGATTGATAACGATAAACATTTTGCTTTTATTGATAATAACATACGTGAACTAGTCTTTTATAAAACAATTCATTATAAAAATATTATAAAAGATCCAAATACAAATTATACTTATAGCCTCATACCTGACAAAAAACCAACATCTATCTCTTTTTATCAAGATATTTTACTTAAAAAAACTAATCATACAGTTAAACTAGTAATGAAAAATCACGGAATACCCCTTAATAAATTTAATGTAACACAAACTACAATAAGTTCTAGAAAATTAAATTTATCTATTATAAAAATAGATTTTTTAAATGTATTAATCCATCAGATAGGTAATGCAATTTTATATCTTCACGAATCAAATTTTTCTCACGGTGATTTAAAACCTAATAATATTCTTTGTAACTTTAATAATTATAAATTAACATTTAATTTAATAGACTTCGGAAGCGTTTGTTTTAATCATACTGATAAAATATATTATAAATTTCATAGAACAACGATATTATATTGTTCACCAGAAGAATGTCAAATAGACCATAAATATTATAAAGAAAATGATATATGGTCTTTTGGTTGTATTATATATGAATTATATACTGGAAATATGTTTTTAAAAGATTTATTAATTTTATTAAAACAACAAGAATTATTTTATGATATATACGTTCATTATTCTAAACAAGAATATTATGAAACATTATATAAAATATTTATCTCTATTTCTCAAGAAGTGATTGATAATTTAATAAAAGAACATGTTGACGATCAGTTAGTAAGAGATAAAGTATTAAAATGTTTAATAATAGATAGAACTAAACGTATAACAATAGATAAATTAATAAACAAAGAATTAAAAAATGATGTAAAACATGATTTATATACAATTGAATATAATTCTATAAAGAAAAATTCATATTTATTACTTCGTCCACAATGTATAGAATATGCAAAAAAAACATGTGATAAAAAATGGCTTGGCAATCCCTATGTTTATGGACATTCTATAATGTTATTTGATAGATTTTTAATAAGAACTATACAATATACTAACGAAAATTATGACATTGTTTTAGTATTACTTTTATGTATAACATTAAGTACAATTATATTAAATTGTGAAATAGTAAAAAGCACTGATATAATAGAAGAGTATTATGAGATTACAAAAGTACAATTATATCAATCAGAAATATTACAAACATTTTATTTATTAATAGAAAAGTTTGATTTTTTATTTTTTAACTATAGTTTTGACTTATATTTTAAAGATAAAAATTTTGAAACTATAGTTGAAATAACAAAAAAATATATACTTTCAAATAACACAACAAATGGTCTTATAGAATATACAAAAAATATTAATTAACTTTATTTAATTAATATTTTATTAAAAATCTTCATCAAATGCTATTTCTTTTTGACTTTCGTGTGTAATTACACTTTGTTTTGCATAATTTGATACACGTTTTTCAAAAAAATTAGTCTTTCCTTCTAAAGAGATTAAATCCATCCATGGAAATGGATTTTCAGTATTATATAACTTATCATTCACCATTGTCATTAACATATGGTCTGCAACATATTCTATATATTGACACATTAACTCTTTATTCATTCCTTTCAAATTATATGGTAAACTTTCTTTTATAAATTCTTTTTCAATGTCTACTGCTTCATTAACAATCTTTTTTACAACATTTATATCTAATTTATTTTTAACATATTTATTATAAACCATACAAGCCATATCTCTATGCATTCCTTCATCTCTTGCGATTAATTCATTAGAATGTGATAAACCTTTCATTAATCCTCTTTTCTTGAGCCAAAAGATGGAACAAAAACTTCCACTAAAGAAAATTCCTTCAACACAAGTAAATACAACAAGACGTGTTATAAAATTACTATTTTTAATATAATGTCTTGCCCATTCTGCTTTCTTTTGAATACTTGGAATTTTTACAGTAGCATTAAACAAACGATCTTTAAGGTCATTATCTTTTACTAAAGTATTAATTAAAATTTGATACATTTGAGTATGAATATCTTCCATCATTTCTTGAAAGTGTAAAAACATTTTTAATTCAGGAATTTTAACTTTTTCAGTATATTCTTCGTCTAAGTTTTCATTAACAATAAAATCACTACAAGCAAAAAAGGCAAGAACCATTAAAATAAAGTGTTTTTCTTCTTCATCAAGTTTTTCCCAATCAGTTATATCATCTACTAAAGATACTTCTTCGGCAACCCAAAAGGCAGCTTTTGCTTTATTATACATATCCCAAATATCTTCATATTTAATTGGATAAAGTTTCATACGGTCATCAGAGCAAATAGGTTCATCTTTATATAAAAATTCGTTTTCTTCAATAAGGCTAGACATCTTTTATATATACTAAACAAAATAATTATTTAAATTATTTTTAAATAATTATTAAAATATCATTTTATTTTTCAGGCTGAATGTATAGTCTAAAATAATTGTTTATTACAGTTAGAAGTAAGTATGACGAAAATAGCAATTTTTAGCAGTTTCTTTATAATGTTCTTCGTATTGTTGATTTAGTTTTTTTAATTGTTTAGCAGAATGATTGATAACAAATAAAGGATTATATTTATTAGTGTTTAATAATGAATTTAAATATTTATAACATACAAATTGAGGAGGTAACGCTTTAATATTATTAATAATAGAATGTTTAATACATTGAATTAATAAATATGTTAATTGATCTTGTATTTTATCAGGTAATATAATTTTTTGATTTGTAGTGATATAATGTTTTAAAAATCCATAAGAATTATTCCAAAAAAGTTGAAATTCACCATATTCGCCATCGTCGTCTTGTTCTATACATTTAATAGAATTATATAAATTAGCTTTAGTAATTTCTCCGTTAAATTGATACTTGATTAAATTCTTAAAACATTCAACTTCTTCGTCAGTATAAATTTTGCCAGTAATTTCAAGAATAAAACCTTTAACGTCTTCTTCAATTTGACGTAAATAATTTTTCATTTTTATAAATACAAATGTTTTATTTAAATGTTTTTTTCTTAATATTTAAATAAATGACTGATATATTTCAACCACATTGGGTAGAAAGGATACCTTTTAACTATACCGAAATTAATACTGATGATAAAGTAAAAAAATGGGAAAAAATGCCAGGAAACATATTTGAAAATCGTAAACAAGTAACTGAAGTATTATTAAATTTTCCTTCAAGTGTTAATACTAAAGAATTTATAAAAAATTATCAAAATTATTATGGTCCTGAAAAAAGCTCATTAGTAGCAAATTGGGCTAATGTTGCAAGTGATATTAATACATTTGAACTTAAAGATAGTTTATTAATATCAGATGGAAGTTTAATTAATCAAGTTATTATTTTTTTTAATTTACAGATGACACCTAATGAAGTAAAAGATTTTTTATTAAATAAAGGTTTAGATGAAATGGTTTTAATTCCAGCGTTAATTTTAATATTAAATAAAAAAAGAATAAATAATAATTTTGATTACTTTGTAAATCTTCGTGAAGTTAATGGTTATAAACAGATTAAGAAACTAGGTAAAGGAGCATATGGAACAGTATATAAAGTAGAAAAGAATAATGTAGAGTATGCTGATAAAGAAGTTAGTCAATTAGATTTAAATGAAGTTAATATTTTATGTACTTTCGATCATCCAAATATTTTAAAGGCAATAGATTTTTTTAAAGATCCTGTTGAAAATACTTCTCATATTATTTTAGATTTAGCTGAAGGAAGTCTTACAGATGAAATAGAAAGTGGAAAATATATAAATATAAAAACAAAAGATATGTGGATGTATCAAATTTTAAGCGCTGTAAACTTTTTTCATAAAAAAGGTTATTATCATTGTGATATTAAACCTGATAATATTTTAATAAAAAATGGAAATGCAGTTTTAGCAGACTTTGGATTAGCTTATCCATTTGAATACGATCAACAATTTTGCGGAACTCCTAGTTGGACTGCTCCTGAAGGATTACAAGATGACCATTGGGGTAAAGATGCAGCATATCGTCAAGTTCAAAATTATCAATCTATTGATATATTTTCATTAGGATGTGTTTTAGTATATGTTTATAGCGGAAACCAATTGTTAGATTATCGAAAGTATCCTGATGTTACATCTTTATATGACGCTTATTTAAAAGACTATAAAAAAGTTATTAAAAATATGAAAATGAATTTATTGATTACAAATTTAATTGAACAAATGTGTGCTCCTCTTACTATGGACCGTATTGAAACAGTAGAAGAAGTATTAAAACATCCAGTATTTAAAAAAATAAATTACGATGTTCCAATTCCAGGACAATTAATAGTTATTCCAGAAAAATGTTCTACTGTTTTATTTGATTCTTTCAAATGGATTATGA